GTACCAGCCGTAATAACGGTAGCTCGAACGTCTACTAAGTTCATACCCCCTACTGCCGCGGGGATTTCAATGTACCCTGCACCATCGCCTGTCTCTACGTCTGTAGTGTAATCAAAGCATGTGATACCAACTGACTTGGTACCAGCCGTAGTGGTTGGTAGTCCACTATCCACCGCATCCCCATCAGCGTTCCATTCTACTAGGTTGCCGTTAGTACCGGCTGTTCCTGATACGACGGCTGCGTCTGCACCGGTTTTGTCTGACTCGTCAATAATTTTATTTCCCTCTACTGCTATCACGCCAGCACTCTGTCTAGTGATAGTTGTATCAGACGCGCCAAAATTGATTTCTCCTGCTGCCGACAGAAAGATATGTGAGTATCCAAGTGTGCTTGATCCTAGCGGGTAAGTATCGTCAAGGCTAGGTACTATACTGCCTTGCACGGATACTCCAGAAGAACCCTTTCCACGAATACGCAAGGGTATGTTAGTTTCTGATCCTTCAGGTCTCAATATTGGACCGGTACCTGATTCTCCTGCGGTAATACTCAAGTGGTTGCCAGAGCCGTCGTTGTCCAAAAATTCCAAAATACTTGTACCATCTTTTGCAAAAATAGCTGCGTCACTCAATGTAACTGATGAATTTTGTATTTGTTTTCCTGTTGTTGAGTCAAAACGAGCTATAGCATTATCAGTAGCCGAGGCTGGACCAACCACATCACCAGACCCGCCAGCGGGGTCATCTTTCCAACCCTTAGTACCAGAACCATCAGTACCGTAGACTTTGTTATTGCCAGGGCTGGCTTCGTCACCGACTAGTTGTGCTTCGTTAGTGTCAACTTCGATAGAGTTTTTAACGTCCCCTGAATCTAGTGTGTAATCAGTAATATATCCAGCATCATTAGTAAGCTCGGATATGTTATCACCTGATTGCAGGGCAGAGTCTGCAAGGTCAAGTGAATCGTTAACACTGGTAGATAACTGACCTTCTGCAATCTTCCCAAAAGCCACATTACCAGAACCGTCACGCCGTAGTGCTGTATTATTTCCTGCGCTTATGTTACCCACAGTGCCATTTCCTGAACCTGCTCTACCTACTACTGAGTGAGCTGTACCACTAGCAAGGTTGGCAAACGGTAAACGACCTGTAACGTGTGAGGTTAGGTTGATAAGTCCAAGAGTGATAGTTTGACCTAGAATCGTAAGGTAGTTTGGTGTACCTGCAAGGGTAACTGGCGCATGGTCAGTTGATACACCTACATAGGCACTACCAGTCCAGCGAAATAGCTCGCCTGTGTCTTCGGCTAGGTAAAGTTTGTCTGTGTCACCTGTTGCTGGAAAGGCTGCTTCATTAGCGTGTACTGAGAGGTTATCAAAGGCGGTAAGGTCGGGTTGGTTAGACAGGTCGTTGTAGTCGCCTGATGTTGCTACGTCTGCAAGTCCAGTGATAGTAGAGGCAGCCTGGGTCCCTGTATGGTTAGCACGGTCAAACGCATCGTCAGCGATACCTTGTGGGTCGTATACCGCCTGGGTCATGTCACCAGAACCAGACACAGTGTTCGGTGCCCATGTACCGTCAGCTTGCTTAACCATCACCTGACCAGCTACTGCGTCTACGGTGTCTGTGAGATCAGATGTTGCGTATGATTTAGAAGCCTGGATGCGTCGTTCAATAGACTGCATGTTGTTATCCAGTCGCTTACCAACTTCTTCACCCAACTCTCCCCGAACAATCTTAGTTGTCTCTTTGATGATAGTCTTTGAATCAGCGTCTTTACCGGGTGCTCCCTTTTCTCCTTTGGGACCCTTGGGGCCAGCTACACCAGCAGGACCTTGTGGACCGGCCGGACCAACGATAGACTCACCAGCGGGGCCAACTTCTCCTCGGTCACCCTTATCTCCCTTCTCACCCTTGGGTCCCTGTGGACCTGTGATTGAGTCCCCCTTTTCTCCCTTAGGTCCTTGTGGTCCCTCTGGCCCCTCCAAGTTCGTCATCAATGAACTAAAGATATTAGCCATCTTAGCTTGTGCTTCCAGACTAGGCTTGATAGCAGCGATAGTATCCTCTGTCGCCTTCATAGACTGAAGGATCTGAGCTTCTTGATTCTGCTCAATCTCGTTGAGTTTCACCGCAGACGCTTCAGTATTCGCGTCAACATTGTCGAGTGACTCGTTAGTTTTTAATCCGTTCTCAGCAATAGCTTCGAGTTCGACGTTATTGTCTTCTGGTAGTTGTTCAGGGTTCATAGGTTGACTATATTATATCACGGGAGTAGGGTTGGGGTATGAGTATCGAGCATGTTGTATCTTTTGTATTTATAGCTTGTTTGGCTATTTATTTCGTATACCTAAACGGTTTCCGCTAAGGTAGCTTTGGTAATGTGGGTAATGTGGGTAATCCAGCGCCACCAGCACTCGGTAGTTTTGGTAGTGCGGGTAATCCGGATGTTGTAGTACCGCTTTCTTCAACCCCATCTTTATAATCTTCTTTTTGGTCTCCCCTACCAAACCACCAGTAGTACAGCTTTCCTCCTCCAGGTATGCTCTGGACGGCTTCTGACTTATACTTCTCCCCCTCAAGAGGTCCTCTTTCGTAAGTTTTATCTTCTTTTATATTGTATACATCCCGACCGATCCGGTCAGCTATAGACGCTGGGGGTAGTAGCCTCTGAAGCACAGCAAATCCAACCCCTCTTTCGCGTGAGTTGTAAATGTCGTACTTAGATGCTCCAGCCAGACGATATAAGTTATCTACAACACGATCACTTGGTGGTGTATCTCTTCCAAGGATAAAATCTTTAATTTCATCCGCAGTTGCGTTAGCGAGCATAAACGCTGCCGATAGCCTTAAGAAATTTTGGGTAGCCTCCACTCGTTCTTTAGCTGTACCACTAACCATTTTATCTAACGCCTCTCGTCGGAAGATGTCGAACTGCTTGAGGGTAAAAGATTTAAGCATGTAGAAGATACGCCCGTTAGGAGCTTCGAGATACTTTTGTGGCATTTCTGATTTGGCTAAGGGCTGGATGTCGAGCAGCCGGTTGAAGTGAACCTCTTTGGTTCGTTGTGTAATAGCACCCTGTCGCAGCTCCTCAAGAGTACGAGCGGCATCAACATCATCAAACATATAATACAGGTCAGAGACAAGTTTATCGTCTTGCTTCTGTGCGAGTTTAGTCAACTTCAAACGACTTCCCTCTAGGAAAGTTTCCTTTCCTAGACGGTCAATCTGTTCCATTCCTACATACTTAAACACTTTTTCTAGTGCCTTAGAGGTTTTGGTTGGGTTATCAAACTCTTGCCCAATACGCTCAATTCCTAATGATTCTTTTGTCATTTGGTTTTTCCTTGCGATTGTCCCCCCTACTCCCTTAAGAGTGTTGTAGTAACCATTTTTGTACGCTGAAAAAGCTAAATCACCAATCTGTGTAATAGCGGATATTGGGTTACCCATGGTTGAGATATATTCGAGGTCACGGTACGCTGCGACCAGTCCGTTCATACTGCCCTTTTTAAAGCGTGATTGCAGTATCTTTGTCACCTCTTCTTCCTGTAGTGCAGTTATATCACCATCAGAAACCAACTTCATTACGTATGCTCCGATACTATCTTGAGTGTTAAATGCAACCACTTCTTTTGTGTTTGGGTTTGTCGTGATGACCTCACCCCTGATTTCCTTGCCAAAGAACCTGCGCCCTTCAATCTCATCGGTCATTTTATGAATGTATGTCAGAAACGCTGTATTACTGTTTTCATAGAATCGGTTTAGGTCAGATCCGATTGTTTCTATTGTACGAGCTTTTGTAGCACCAGGGCCAGCAAGAGTTACCTGATTTCCATAACCACGCAAAAGGTTGTTGGCAATAGACGACAGCTCTTCTTCAGTAAGGTCTGTGTATTTAACACCCTTTTCTTCCGCTTTAATAGTAATCTGTTTTTTAATCTCACCCCAATCTTTTCTTCCTCGCAGATACTGTGAAAACTCTGAAGGGTTTTTTACTTGGCGGGGGAAGTAGTCACCTCGGTATGGTACGTCTAGCCCAACCTTGTTGGCATCATCAATAATCTCATCAAGAACCTGACGAGCTTCAGCCATTTCTTTTTGCAACCCGTACTTTTGAGTAATAGCATCAAGGACGTCTGCATCTCCATTTTTTTGAGCAAGGTCAAAAACTGCCCTGTCATTAGGTGACATTTTCTTAGTTGCCTCGAAGAGGGGTAGTGCTTTCTGTAGTCTTTGTTGAGTTATGTCTCTTGTGCGAAACTCAAAATTTCTTAGCTTGTATTTAAGTTTTGGGTTAATCCTGCCTAGTCGAGAAGAAATTGGGGTAAGTAATTCTCCAGTAAGACGTTTTGCACCCAGAGAAGGTGCCTTCTCAGCCATCTTAGCCATCAGTGTGTCCCCTTGAGCTGGTGATGGTGTAGCCTCGTATTTTTGCATCCCGGTCTGAATCACCGCATCAGGATTGTCCGTATTGCGAGGTGTCCTTGGCAGCCTTGGCAACTGGTTTATTGGGGTGCGTGATACAATCTCCACACCATCAGGAAAAAATTCTGATGTCACATCTTTTATACGGACATTCTCAATGCCATTTTGTCGAGCTGCTTCAAGTATGTGTCGTCCGTCAACAATATCAATCGAACCGTCTTCAATCACCCGAACTTCTACTGGACGTTCTGGCACTTCACCTTTTTTTAGATTTGTGGATTGTTCTTTTATTGAATTGGATCTAATACCAGATTTGTTATTCTCAAGAGAGTTTTTTGCAAGTTGTGATAACTTAACGGTTGGTATCGTTCCACCTTCAACCCGAGTAACGTCAGCGACACCGAAAGCTGTCTTGGGTAGCACTTGATCTTCTATGTACCTAGCTTCATCAGCCGCATCAAGAACTTTTGCTTGTTGTGCGTTTTTTGTTCTAACTACATCCTGAGCAATACTAGTTGCATCATCAGCAGAACGGACCGGGGTCATTGGTGTATCTGGAGAATCAGATCGAACCACTGGTGTCTCTACCACCTCATCTGCCGTCCTCGCTACTGAAGAAGGTTGTGCCTGTCTACCTTTAGTAACAGGTTTGTATGGCCCCTTCCGAGCAACAGATTCTCCTGTGGCCGCTTCACGGAATACGGCAGCTATAGAGGCGTCATCATTTGCATCTACTACCTTCTTTCCTAAGTCATACCGTTTAATAACATCATCAGAAACACCTGCCTTTTTAAGGATGACTACAGCATCATCTAGAGACTTTGTTGTTCTTGCTAACTTCTGGCTTTTTGCAAGGTTTTTAAAAATAGTCTTAAAGGTTGCAGATGCTCCTCCTCCAGTTGGAATATCGGCGGCAGCCAATCCAAGCCCGATGGCAGCTGTACCTGGAGTAAACTTACCTTGATTTTCCTCAGTCCGAAAGATGTCTTGTAAGTCAGCTGCTTCACTATAGGCACTAAATTCTTTATCCCCAAATACAGTACGGCTTAATGCTGACCTGTTTGGGTCAAAAGTTGGACCAGCGGGGGTAAATTCACCAGCCTCTTTAGATGCTTTGTAAGTCTCAAGAGCTGTTGCTGGGGTTGAGATTGTTGAAGCTACACCCCGAGCAAAACCTTGAGCTACCCTACCTATGTTTTTAGGAATGGCCTTTGCTGTACCGACAGCCATTCCTGTCCTTGTTGCTGCAAAAGGCACATCAAGCCCCATGTCTCTTAGTTGAGTCCTCGTCTCCCCCATTGTCTGTCTCTTTCGTGGAACCTGAACAGGTACCGGCTTACTAGCGTCTCTGAGCATTTGCCGGTGAGGAAAAGCAGAATCCAACATACCAGAGTATGTTTGTTTTTTCTTGCTTACTGGCTGATACCCAGCTTGTTTTTTGTTTCCACTTACTGGTTGGTATGCCATAAACTTAAACTTTTACTGCATCATTTCTAAAATCTCTTTGTCGTTGTACCCAGCTTTTCGATACGCCTGGATACTTGATTCTAAGGAATTAAGGTATGCTTCTGTGTCCACATCTTTCAAGTTCCACAGACCTTCTCCCATATCTCCAAATCCTGCGGCTGCGGCTGCCTCCTCTAAGCCAGATCCTGAGAAGGTGCTTCTAAAGTAATCTTTTGTTAAAAACTCTGGTACAGATGATTCTTGTCCGTATACACTTTGGAGTGCCGCTATTTCTGATTCTGTTGCTCCGGCTGCCCTTTCATTTTTAATAACTTCCTGTAAACCATACTCTGCTACACCTGCTGCTAGAACCCCAATATCTTGTTGGCTCCACCCTCCACCCAAAAGTGTCTGCTCATCAGTATTGGAGAAACCACCAAAAGAATCTTCTGACCCTGTCCCTGGTTTATATGTTTTAGGAATCTTTCTTACCACATTACCATCCGCATCGACAATAACATCACCTTCTTTAAGGATGGTTGGCTTATCTTGACCTTCTGCAACTAAGTTCCCAGCAGAGTCGTAGCGACGTTGTCCAGCTGATAGTGTAAATGACTCCCCTTGCGCTGCCGCCTCACTAGCTGCTTTCTGTTGTGCGTACTCTGCAATGATGTCGTTTGATTTTAGACCTGAGCCTTGGAGCATTTCTACCAGTTCTTCTTCAGAGAACTGGCTTGGGTCGTATCCTTGGGCAAGCATGTCAGATACGATAGATTGCCGGTACGCGTCACGCCGTTGGTCTCGGTTTGCTAAATAGTTCATGTACTCACTAGCCCCAGCTTCACGAGCTTCTCGTTTAGCACGGATTTCGTCTTGTACGGCTGACCGGACGGGTCCCATAATAGACCCAATAGCTGCGGTTCGTTCAGCTTGAATACCCCGATTGATGTCGGTGTTAAAGCCTTGTACTTTGTTTTTTTGTGACGCTGCAAAGTCAGACCCAAGGAGTCCTCCTCGCGCTGCGCCAGCTCGCTGTGAACCTAGACGACCTTGTCCTTGAATACGTGCTTCGTTTAATAGTTGGTCGTACACTTGGTTGGTCGCATCAATCTCAGCTTGGTAGAGCTTCATTTGGTTTCGGGTTGCTGCGCGTGATGCCGCTGCTTCGTCAAATGGCTCTGGACGGTATGGGTCTTCGTAACCTGACGTAGCAAAACCTGCACCTTCAGATGCTTGTCGTTGATTTAAAATGTCTTGAATCCGGAGCGCTTCTCCTTTGATACCTTCTAAAGTTTCTCCGATGGTTGGTTGAGGTGCTACACCTGGTTCTACTGGTGAGGCTGTTGGGGTAGGCATCGGAGCTGGTGCAGGTGTTGGAGTAGGTGTTGCCAACGCAGGGTTGTAGCCACTCATCGCTCCTCCGTCGAGAGTACTCATTCCTGCTGGTGCGTTCTTTTCGCGGTCTGTTAGGTTGAGAGGGTCCATATTATGAGTAGTATTCGGTTACTATTACGATTCCTGGTGCGCCAGCGCCGACACCTGGAGTAGCATTTCCATCAGAACCACCTGAACCACCTGAACCATACCCTTTTCCATCTTTTCCGCTAAAGTTACCAGAAGAGGCGGAGCTAGTATCTGCTGGGGCACCCCCTCCGAAACCAAGCATTGAATTACCTCCTGAACCGCCCTGAGAGTGGTCCCCCTGTGCACCCTCATTTCCGTCCTGACCTGGTATATTTATATCTCCACCACTCGCTGAACCGCCAGTTATTCCGCTTGCTCCATTGCCCTGTACGGTGGTGTTATTATTTGTAAATGAAGAGTTAGCAGTAGCAGCACCAACAGTTACTGTTTCTGTAGAATCTAAATCAGAAGCAAGTATAAGCTTTTTTGAATACCCACCAGCCCCGCCACCATCTCCACTAGATGTACCATTAGCACCACCACCCTGCACCTCAACAACAATATATTTAAGTCCAGCATCTTTTGTCCATGTACCTGACGATGTGAAGGTCACTACTTGAGGCGTAGGGAAGTATGTACCATCTTCAATAGAATCAATAATAGTTTTCTCAGCAGTAGTAACTGTTTGTGGGTTACGCGGAATCATCAATAACTTAGTAGTAGAAAGTGCTACTCCAATAGCTTGAGGGGTTGTTCCTTCGGTAGTTGTATACGCCCCCGCTGTGTTACCAGCGTAATATGTTGAACCAGCAGTTAATCCTGTGGTGGTGTGGGTACCTGAAATCTGGATACCGTTTGAAATACCTGCACCATCAGTTCCTGCTCCTAGTGCAATACCAAGTTGTACTCCTTCGACGGTAGCAGCAGTATCAGCGTCAGTTTTGTACCACTCTTGGTCAGAAGTCTTGAAGTAAACCAGGTCACCAGCAGCAACCGTTTCACCAGCGTTACCCGCAATAGTCTGGGCGTCAAACGCAACCGTACCACCGGTAATGTTGTCCAGTACGTATCCTACAGTAGCAATCTCGTCACGCGCTGAGAGAGTTGGCTCTGCATCGTACACTAATGGGTTGGACCCATCTAACTCCACCTGTCCGCGCAAAATATCCGCTACTCGTTGCAAAGTGGCGAAGTTGGTAACGATACAAGGCGCTCCAACTCGGTGAGCACGAACAGCACCGGTAGTTTCAACTCCTTGGCGTGATACTGACTTTACTTCAGTGATGTTGGTGCCGTTCAGCTGACCAATAAGGTACTCTTTGTTAGAGGTCCCTGAGTCTAGGGTAAAACAGTACTTCCCAGCAGGGAGAGCTTCACCGTCATCATCTACTGACACGTTTACAGAAAATGATTCGTCACCAACTGAAATCGCGGTTGTTACTTGAAGTTCTAGGTCGGCGATTGCTAAAGGAATTTGATTGGCCATATTTTTATAATTATATCACATTAAATACCAGGCTCTGCCAAGTCCGTAGTCGCTCCATTGAGGCTTACATTCTGTTTTTCTCGGTATTGCTTAGGTAGTTTGTCTTCGTACTCCCAAATGTCGAAGTCAGTCATTTGCTGGATGGCACAGTACCCAAACTCGGTAGCTCGCAACCGTACCTTTCGTTTACGGAATTTACCTAACCGTAGTTTTATTTTCATAATAAAGTCGTACACAGCTAACTCATCGTCACCACCCACTGTGCCATTCCCGATAAAGTCGGTACCAATAGCGTAAGTAGAACTATAATCAACGTAGTTACCTGAACCAAGAATAGTCCCGACCAACTGGAAGTCGCCGCTGTCAGTTGATACTAATACTTCGATTTTTTGAGCCGGGTCAATTTGACCCCGGAAGATAAAGTTCTTGGTTTTTTTGAGAGCTTTGGTTCCTAATAGGTCACCTTTTGAATCCCAGTAGTTGTTTACCTTCAGACCCATGTCATCAAACCCAGTAAACATCTCGTAACTGGTTTGAGCCAACGGATCACCCGCATACAGGAAACCGTCGTCTTTATTGAAACAACTAGCAGCGTATGGTGCCACATCCACTGTCTTCTCCTGCATGTCACACAGCAACATGCGGTTATTATTTACTGAGTCTTCGGTACAGGCCACCACGATGTATTTGTCCCAAGCTGCTAAAGACACTTGTGAGTAACCGTATTTCTGGAACTTAAATTGGGGGAAGTACGGAACTGTCACAAAGTTATCTCCGACAGGGTTGCGCTGTAAGATGTTGAGCATCGGTCTACTCGGGTTACCGGTGTTGAGGTACATAATACCAGCGCTAGTACCGACAGCCGCACGCAGAGTTTCCACCCCAACGTCAGTTCGGATAAGTTCGTTGGTTGGATTGGTGTCAGCATTATCTAAAGTAAACTGATAGACAGAGTTTTCTTTAAACGAAAAGTATGATCCATCATACGGGATAACAACTTTAATAGAGTCACCCCCGGCATCCTGACGGACAACAAACCCTTCACCAGCTAGACGAGTAGCAGACTTACTAAAGTCAGTCACTCCATTAGCGTTACTGTCTTCCCATTGGTAGTCAGCAGTACCTGCACCAGTCTGCCCGGTGATGGTAAATGCACCAGTCATGTAGTTAATGGTTCCAGTTCCTCCAGAGTCACCAGTGAGGGTGCCGTCGTAGTTGTCAGTAAACACCTCACCAGAAGAGGTGTCTGTTATCTGTACCCCGAAACAAGTACGAGTAGATCCCCCGGCTTTAAAAGCTAGTGTGCCTGACTCGACTGCTGTAATAGCCTCAGATGATACCGTTGTGTACACATCGGAATCCTGCGCGTCAATATAGCTACCGTACAAACCAGAACTGTCAGTGGTGGTGTTCCACATAATAGCGCGACCCTTATCAATGAAGAAATGCCCCTTAAAGTTTTTAGTACTGTCATACACATCGGCATAACTACCAGGGTTAGCCGTCACAATCTTAAACAACCCGTCTTGTGGTGAACCAATATAGACGTAGTTACCTGAAAGGGATGCGTAGTTAGCGAACGTGATGTCAGAGTTTGCGAGTCCGGTAATCACATCTGTCCAAGTGTCACCATCTAAGTACTGCACCCTACCTTCAGTGCCGTCCCAGATTTTGCGGAAGAAGACAGACGTACCATCAGTTTTGTAACCAGTGTGTTGCGCCCAGACTTTCCCTGCGGTGCCCTCGGTGCCCTGTGCCTGGCGCCCGTACATCAATTCAATCTTGCCGTCTTTCGTTAACCAACCAAGAGAATCACTAGCAGCGTCATTGGGAATAAGCTCATCCGATAGGAGGTTGTGTGTCCCTGAGCCGAATCCTTCAATGTCTCGCCGATCTGCCATATTAAATTTGGACTAGCTGGCTATTTAACCACTTTGCATTAGTCATTATCTCATCAGCAGCTGCGCGGTTTTCCGCTGCGTAGCTCTTGCCTTTAGGTGACTGTTGTATCATAAATTCATCACTTACCATTCTATGGTAAATCCAGTCTGAGCCGTTGTAATCTTCTGGGAACCAAGGAGATTCATCGAGAGCTAGTGTTGGTTGTGCTGCATGGTAATCAAACTCAACCGCCTCAGCTTTTGTGGGTTGTTTTGCAAACTCAAGTCGGAGGTTTGCTAAATCAATCCAAGCGTAATTTGGATTATTCCTATATTGACGTCTGTCGTCACGAGAAACTACTTGGACAGGCCGGTAAGTCGATCCAACAAAAACGACTGGACGCCCAGCTTCGTAAGATGAGTCGGTGTGATTATGGTTTGCCACTAAATAAAGAAAATCGCTAGGGATTGTTACATACGGGACTGATGTTGAGGTCGTACCAGTAAACTCAGACTTAGTCAGTTCCCATGTGTGGGAGCTGTTGAACATACGATAGAATTTATCGTATAAGTCAGAAGATTCTGCTGTGGACAACTCTGAGCTGTCATCGAGGTATAGTTGGGCCTTTGTTATTGTTTCACCTTTTGTCATTGGTATATTATACCATGTGATTGTGGTTGGCGATTTTTTGTACTTGTCGTAAGAAAGGCTGCAATTCGTGGGCCCACTTCATTTTATTGCACATAGATCAACAAGCTTTCGCATTTTTATTACTGTAGCCGTATCTGTTATCTAATCTATCAATACCGCCCGCCTTGGGCTCCCCGCATAAAAAACAGGGAGAAGCTAAGAGTTTGGAGAATTGAGTAAAAGAAAGTCTAAAACTGTAGTTTCTTTTCTTGGCTGCCGCCTTGTAGGTTGTATACTTTCCTCTGTCTGATTGTGAAATTATTTTTATTTTTTGCTTATTGTTCTCTCTCCATTTCTTTTTATACAAAGAAACTTTTTCTTCGTTTTCTTCCCCCCATTTTTTTATGTACTTACAAACTGATTTAGAGTTTTTAAGATAGTACTCTTTATTCTTTTGATACATACTTTCTTTGTTTTCTTTTTTCCATTTTCTATTTTTAGACAGAATAGACACCTTATTTTTAAGGTATCTTTTCCTGTCGTATTCTTTTTGCCACGCTATGCGGTGTGCTGTGCGATTTTGTTTTGTTTTCATCGTAGGTCCAATCTACTGTTTCGAGATTGAGTGGAATGTAGGAATTGGACTCCTGCACTCCACTCAAGCCCGAAGGCTTAAGTACAATATATGCTTTATTGCTTTATTGATTTAGATTGCAAGTTTTAGCTGTAGGAATCGCTTACTTCCATCCGTAAAGGTCCGGATTCCGGCCAAATAACTTGAGAACACGTTAGTTCCACGTCGGTCATCTGTTGCGCGCATATCAACATCTTTCATGTCTTGCACAACGAGGTCAATTGCACCAACTTTCCCGAAGTAACAGTTGAGCCAGTTGGCTGTATCACCTGACATAGTGGTTGATACTGCGATACGTCCAGCACCAGTGATGGTTAGAGTATCTGTAGTGTCATCGTATGATGCAACGATTTGTGCGTTTTCAAGAGTTTCTCGATCAGCTTCTGATACTTCAAAGTATCCTGTAGCTGTGTCTTGTCCTGTAGCAGCACCGTTGATCATGTTGGCCATGATTGCTCCTTGTGCGTCAGCTGATCCAGCGATATCGAACTCACCAGCAGCAGATGGAGTTGCTTTCGCGGTGAAAGTAACACCTTCAACTGTGATAACTTCATCAGCTGTAGCTACGTCAACCACTAGAGTTGATTCACCAGCTAGGTTTTCTGAAACGTACATTACTGCGTTTCGTACAACACCAGCGTATCCGTTTTTGAATACTGATCCAGCGATGTCGATGTCTTTTCCAAGTAGGTACTGTTCGATGTCTGAAGCAGCGTATGAGTCAACCACAAGTGCCATGTTTGTAGACACTTCTTGGTTTTCTTTGTTACGCAACTTAGCAGCCATACGTGTACTCATTTGCGGTACAGTTGTAGAGCTTAGTGTAATTGGAGTTCCAGTAGAAGCGGTAGTTGTAAGGTCACCAGCATCGAATGTGTTAGCAGCGTTACGTACTTCTAGGAAACATCGGTGGTCAAGGTCTTGCGCAACCTTGTGTGCAATCTTACCTCCGATTACTTCACCTGGGTTTAGTGGCCCAGCTTGGGTTACTTCACCATCTGAGATGTGGAAGACCGCTTCTTTTTCAAGGTTCACTTCAAGTAGTTCAGAACTGTCAGTGATAACATCAATAGTTGATGCAGAACCACGAGACACGTCTCGTACTTTTACACCAGAGATGTCGTATGACACTCGTTCTACACTTTCACCGAATCGGAGTGTTGACTCGAATCGGGTGTTCATTACTTCTTTGGCAACTAGTGTTTTTTGCCAGATGTCCTGGTACGCATTATCGAACTCAGGTCGAAAGTCTGTTAAAGACATAATATAAGGGGATTAAGAATTAAGCCCCCGCCTAACTACAAATTAACTGTCCGCTGTGCGTTGTACTGGTCCCGCATATCTGGATTGGCCAAAACTTCTCGTCGATATTCAGGGTCAGACTGCGCTCGCTTCATGTCAACTTTTGTATCTCCGGCTCCACCACGAGGAGTGGTAGTCTCAATGGTCCGCCGACCACCAAGGGCGTTGCCATACGCCTCTTCAAGAAGTTGTACAAAGGTTTTATCTTTGTTAGCAGGATTAAGCGCCATTTGCTTAATAACGTCAGCATTGGCTACATCCTTAAACTCGGGTGCTGATTCCAGCGCCTTATTGAGTCCAGCTTGTAGTTTTGCTTCACGCTCTGCTCGCTTTTCTTTTTCTTGAATCTCAGCTAGCTGTTTTGCAAGTTCTTTCACTTCAGGATCTTTCTCAGTATCAGACACAGTACTATCTGTATCCTTCTCCGCTTTCAATTCCTTGAGTTCAGCTTCAAGAGCTTTCTTCTCATCGTTTACCTTTTGGAAACGATCATAAGGAATGTTGTCGGGGACTTTATTCTCCTTCGGTGCTTCCTCATCCTGATATGACCCTACGGTCTCATCAGATTCTTGCTCATCATTTACAGTTTCTTCTGGAACATCATTTACCTCCTGTTCAAGAGTAGTGTTGTCGTTTTCTGACATATTCAAAACCTGGGTTTTACATCCACAGTGGATGAGGTTTTTTACCGAGCCTAATCGTACTTATATTATACCACGCTACTGCCTAGTAGTGTGTGTGTTCTACCCGAGAGCGGCAGGGGAGGAACCCTCAGATAGAACACACACCTCGCTAGGAGGTGAGTGCTTCCTCGATCATTCGGTCTACTTCTTCTTCATTGTCACCAGCATTTACTAGCAACTTAATGAGATCAAGGTTAGCTCGCAGGGTCGCGCAGTTCTTCTCACGTTCGTCAGTACTATAAGCGAGCTTATTCATCGCGTTCAAAACATCTTGTACCAGCAGACTAGTTAACGCCTTACCACCAGCAGACTCGTACAAAACACGAATGTCTTGTAGTTTATCTGCTTGCTCGGCAAGCGCTAGTACGTCTTCTGGCTGGTCTTTAAGATCATTCTGGCGACTCATGACTTACTTTTTTACATCAGTTTTTACAAAGCCGAACTTCTCGTAGACCGTATCAAGTAGTTCGTCGTACTGTTCAAGTTGGTCAACCACCTCTTCTAGCTTCGCTTCAGCTTTATCAACTACACTCTTGTTTTCCTGATACATCCATACGTGATGGATTTGCTCATCAGTTAGATCTTTCACAAACTCGTGGTTACGCTCAATGTTTTCACATGTTGATCTACACACACTAACTTGTGAAGATAGCTCTTTCTCCATTTTCTTCAGGTCAGCTTTGTGGTCCTCAACGAGAGCGAGGTCAAACTCAGTCTCTACGTTTTTACGGACAATCACAGACTTCTTAAAATCTTCCTTGTTCTCCTCCTTCAGCTCGAAATCGGCTGGATTTATTTTATCTGACATTTTGTTGGATTACGTCTTGCAATGGCTGTGCTGGCCCTGGCTGACGTAGTTGCGCTGGTCGCGCTGTCCCTGTCTGCCCTGCCATCATAGCTTCTTGTTCTTTCCTTGCCTGGTCTTGTGCCTGCCTCATTGTGTTAGATACAATGACCTCATCAAGTGAACTTACGTATTGTATCATACGCTGCATCGTTTCTTGGTCCATATCTTCCTCATGGTCCATCATGTAATGTACGAGCTTTTGCTTGTACGCAGCGTTCGCTAATCGGTTTGGTGGAATCATTTTTCCGTCAATGATTGACTCAATATCTTTCTCAGCTTCGCTCATTAGGTTGCGACTGCCGTAGTTATCGACATCAAGTAGTTGTCGGATGTCGTCATCGGTTTCACCAGCAATCTTTCCAAGTCGCTCAATAGCAAACTTCGTATTGATGACTCCTTGTTGCCCCAGAACCGCTGAGTAGAACGCACCAGCAGCACGCTTACGATTCTCTGATAGTGCCAGCTCAGCGTTACTTTGTTCCGTTATTAGAGCAAACCCATCGTTCTTCCTAAAGATGTCGCGTCGGCTAATATTCATTACTTCAATCCCGTCAGGACCAATTATGTCTACCGCCACCTTCTTTATGAGATGCTCACGCGCTCCGTGCTCATACAGCTGCCCAAAGCGCTGGTACCCAAATGCGTATGACTTGTTAAACAACCCAAACCGGTCAGCGACGTTCTGTTGGTTTCCTTCATAGATGGTCGCTCGTCCGTCAGTGTCCTCAACCCCTTTCGCTCCAGCAGTAACACCTGACGCAGACGCCTTAATTCTTTCCAAGGTCTCGAACACCTGGATAGGTGTATTGATTGATGGTGTCTCCTGGATCTTCACAGCGTTCGCTGCCATACCACCCTTAGCCTTAATATAACCATCCTTACGATACTTCAACTCAGCCAGGTTACTCACGACACTCGTATCAACGACCCGCATCGGCTTATTCACTCGCTCAGCGTTATCAAGCATCTGGTTGATGCTCACTGCTTGTGCCATCAGCATCTCGCGCACATAGTCAGCTGGAGATGGTGTCCAGAATTCAGTCAGGTCGGGGTACGCTGCAAATGTCCAAAACGGCCAGAGGTTACTTTCAAATATATCAGTCAGCTTACATACCTTCACCGCTCGGCCACCGGACTCCGTAATCAGCACGTAGTACCGTTCACCTTCAAACGTGGTGTACCACTCCCAGAAGACAAACTTGTCCTTTGAAGTCATGTCCTTTTGCGCCTTGTCGTGTTTGTTGGCATAGGTACGGTTAGACTTATTCGTCTCTTCTTGGCTCGACTCAGTGTTGTTGCCGTCACCGTCAAGGAGCTGCTTCACCTCGTCCTTAATATATGACTTGTCCTTCTCTAAGTCATAACGATCTTTAACCACCCCGTAGCGTCCCATGTATCGGCCCCGCTCTAAATCAATCCCACCAGCGTCAGGGTCAACCAAGAAGTCATAAATGTCTACGTTCTCCAGGTGAGACTGATACCCACCGTCAGAACTAGCAGCGTACGAGAAGATAGCCCGCCCATAGAGAATACACTGCTTTTTACCGGCAATATCTTTGATATCCCAGATATCTCGATTGGAGTCAAAGTCCTTCAAGGCGTTGAGACGTTCAACCCGCTTTAGTTGCGAGTTCTTACGCTTCATAAACTTAAACGTCAGTGGGCTGTCGATTTTAGAGAGCAACGTGTGTACGTGTTCCTGCATTTGACCCAGGTCTACGTTTGCGCGGGACTCGTCCGTGCGTTCTTTAGCACCATAATACATCGACTCGTTTTTCTGCCAAGTGGTAATTTTGCCTTGTTTGTGTCGCCGAGCGTGCGTAATTTCCTCCAGAACCTGGGAAACTATCTTTTCTCGCTTTGGTTTTGCTATATTTGCCATAAATTGACCCCCGCCAATCTATTTTTGTGAATAATTACTACAATTATAGCACCTTTGTGTCTTAATCAGATACCTATGTCATGGAAGAGGGGCTCATCTTCCTCAATTTCCTCGTATTGTTCGGTAAATGTAGCGTACTTGCGCATCTGATAGCCAATGGCACAGTTGTGTACCAAAATATTGTTAGCAAAGTATTCTGGAGAACCCTCAACCTGCAAATTATAAACTGTCTGCACGCTTTCTCCTTCTGTTTTTAAAGCATTTTGTCCCACAATATTTTTGGTGGGGTACTCTAGTGAGATACGGTAACCCACACACCTCGCAAGTTTTCTCTTTGAATGGTTTTTTACGATGTTCACCTTGTGACCGATGGGTGCAACCGCGCGAACAAAAGCGCGCATTGTGGCTGACTGTTTCAAACTGGTCATCACACCATTCACATTTTCTTTTAGAGCGTTCGCGGGTTTTAATGCTTTCTCGTATACCCTGATTGACCGCTTCTCTATTTTGGACCAAGTTTTGTCGCAATGCCTCTTTTCTTTCAGGTTCCTCCATGTGTAAACGCATGTGTGCTGAATGAGAAAGACACTCCAAGTTATCGGGGCGATTATTAAAAGGATTGCCGTCTTTATGATGAACACAATAACCTTTTGGAATAGGTCCATTATGTTTTTCCCAAATGACCCTATGAAGGTATTTAGCAGACTTTTTATTGGTTGCACCGCCTGAGAAATAAACTCGATGATTCCGGTGTGGTGAGTTGGGGTACCGATAATATTTTGTGCCTCGGTATAAGACATATTCTCGATGGCCCTCTTTGATTCGTTCCATACTGTTATGGTATCACCGTGGCGAACTTGTGACAAGTCTTTTATACCACCATTAACAAACACTGGATGATCGGGGGTTCCTGTTAGCCCAATATTAGTAATAACTTCTTTGGGGTGAGCAATGTTAGCAGTCACTTGTTTGTAACCGTTCCGAGTCATAACCTTATCGCCAACCCTAATGGACTCAATAGGACGCTGACCTTTGTTGGTCAAAACCATTGTCCCTTTAACAAAACACGCCATAAACAAATCAAAGTGTCGGGTAACCAATCCAACCTTAGTATCAGTCAGGTCAGCTGTGGTGTATGACCGCATCTCCTTCAACACGTTCTTGTCGTATATCTTAATCTTCCCGTCATTGTAGTCTTTCCGAAACTCAAACAACATAGCGGGCTTGCTCTTCCTAGTAGTCCGCCACCCAAACGTCTCAGACACACGCAAGGTGCGACTACCCTCCTTCCGTTCAGTATATATATTAGGATACCCGCGCATGGTGGCGATAGTAGCGTGCCCGGTGTTGTTGTTCTCAGGCGCGATAATACAGTTACCAAACTCACGCCCGACCCGCACCAGCTCGTGGCCAAACAGGTCAGGAGGGATGCGGTTATTAAAGTATGTCCCCACCAGGCGGGCCACATCTCCGTCAAACGTACCAAAGTCCCACAACGCAAACGTGTTAGCGTCTTTCCCAATACCCTCACTGGTGTCAGCTCCGATACCATACTTGTGGTGTGGCTGATATGAGTCCCAGTACTTCACTCCGGCTGACTCAAACGTAGGCTGCTTACACGCATCCAAATCAGCATCTACCCGTGACCGATCAAAGAAGCTAGAGTCAGACCGAGATGGGTCAGCCATGTACTCACCCCAGAAATCCTCAGCATCTCCTTGCAAGATGCGGATTTTCTCCTTGTCATAGCGCTCAGGCCAAGTGGGGCTACCGTCTTCCCTCATAATAGGTATCTTGTCCACCAGGACCGACGGCTTGTTAAAGAACCACTGAATCACCCCCTCCTCCGAGATATAGTTACCGTTACACATCCAAGAGCCGTCAGCCGACAAACCAGAAATAGCTTCATCAATACGATTGATAGTAGCTTCCGTCTGAGCAAGAGACTGGATAGATTCTCGATCCTCCACGTCGTCAAATATAATCCAGTCAGGGCGGTACGCATCTTGCAGGTGACCTCGCTGGGTGACACCGATCGTCCCAGCGAGTACCTTGCGCTGGTCAACAGTGGTGAACGCACCCATAGTCTCCTCACGCTTCTTGTCCCCCTCCCTTACAAAGATGTCTCCGTAAAGCTCCTTCAGTGTAACAATGTTGTTATACACGTCGGTTACTAACTGACGCGCGTTACCCATATTCCTTGTCATCACCTTAATGTACTTCCTGGTAAAAGCTCGATCGTTGAGAATGACGAATGTTAAAAAGAGCTTAGTGAGACTCGTCTTAGCACAGCCACGAAACCCCAGGTTCAAGTACCGTATCTCCCCGTAATAAGAACGGCGCATGTGTTCGATTATCACCGGATGGAAGTCCGGTACTGGCGAAGTAAAGTAGCGGGAGAAAAATAGGTGACAGAACAAGTCGAACTTAAACCGAAACGTCAGTGCGTCGTCAGCATCCGATACCGCCAATAAAGTTAGTATCTTAGTGCGGTCATTGTCCTTGAGGTGATCCAAGGCAATATCCATCATTTGCTGGTTGTATAAGTGACGGGGAAATTGTGACTGTTCTAGGTCCATTTAGTTATTGTACCAGAGTTATGCCCAGGGATTTACAAACTTGCGGGTAATAGTGGTGTGCTCTGGGTTTACACACTGGTCGATACCACAGGTGCCTTGTACGTAAATCTCTTTCATTTCACGTCGTTCTTGCTTGATTGTGTAATTAAGAGTCTGGGGGTCGTGAATAGCAGCTGATACTTTTTTTACAGGTACGTTGTTAAAACGCTTCTGGGCGCATATCCAGCATCCTGGGGAGTTTTTCCCAGTGAGCTTGATTACGGGGATGCCGGTAAATTTTGAAAATTCGTTGTCCGCTGTGCGTTTTACCTTTCTCATTCGTTTAGATGGTACGGGCATGGTTTATTTGGTTGTTAATCGACCATACAAAGCCGATATAGTAGTAAGCGAGGCTTGGTTAATATGTTTATGGCTAGCCTGCCCCCTGCCTAGGGGACAGGCTCAGTATATACTCATAATCCATTACAGTCAATGCACCTTTGGGGTTCTACAAGGGGTTTGGGGTGCTGTCAAGTTACTTTTGAAAAATTGGGAATTTTTGTGTGGATAGATATAGTATCTAGCGCCGGCAAATAAAAAATAACACCCCCCCCACCCCATTATCGCGCACAAAATAACTAGGTATAATAGCCATTATACTCAGTTATTATAAAATATGGCTTAAAACAAGGCTATTTTCGCCCTGTCTTTACTGTGTATTGCCTTTATCAGTGCGTTTGGGCTCGGTTTCCTCTATCTTCACTGTGTAATCAGGCTCGATCATGGGTGCTGCCTTGTGCTCTGTGCCTTGTAATGCGTTGGCGAGACTGTTAAGTGTGTCCGGTGTAAGTGTGAAAAGGCCGCTGTTTTCTACTACAGTCTTAGTACTCCACACGTCACGTCCTACTCTTTCAGCTGTGAAGTGTGTGCTTTTCTGTCGTAACGACAGTTTTTTCTCGTCAGCATCGTCAGGTATAGATAAGTCAGACTCTATGTTTTTCTCAGCCTGTTGCAATAGCTTGTTATAGTACTCAGCACGATCAACGGCCTTGTCTGTCTGTTCAGCCTTCTTATTTATAACCATGCTCTTAGCAAGAGGCACAAGGCGCTTGTGCGCGTTACTCTTGGCGTAACTTTCAGCGAACCCCGCACGAATAGCAGATTGTACAGCGTTGTCATAAGTAGGACTGGCTGGGCTTGTGTACCACTGTACAAACTCCAAGTCTCTAAGTGACGGCTCTTTTCTTTTTGGCATATTTACCAAATTATACACTAAAACGACGCAACACAATCAATTCTAAACCCTTCAAAACTGTACACACGACATATACCATGCACAACTTACCACCACAACCGCACCAAAGTTGTCCACAGTTATACACAAAACCCCTTGACACTTGTACACCATGCGTGTACATTATAGATATACAAGCAATAACCTTGTACATATATGATCCACCACATCAACAGCAAACCCCACAAAAATATACAAATGAACAAACCACAACGCCGCGCACTACCACACTACCGACACACACAACGCGCAGCGGCAGCGAAGAATGTAGCCGCAACCATTGCACTATTTGCAACATTCACCGGCCTACTCATTATCACAATGGCGATAACAATCAACTAACGAACCAACGGCACGGCACACAACACGCTTTGTGTGTCGAACCGTGGGAACGTCCCACAGGTA